GCCACAGCGTCAGGTGACTTCGCCATGCTGTAGGGATTGCTCATCTCGGGAGGCGCAATGGCCGGCGCCTGCGATGCGTCAGGCTGCAGGCCTTGCGCCAGCGCATCCTGTTCGGACATCGGCACGACCATGCTGGCGCCATCGTCTCTTGTGACCGAGAGCAGCCCCGGCTGCAGGGTGCGAAATGTAGCCACTCAGTAACCCGCCTGGGTTTGCGGATAGAGTCCCGCCTGGTATGGCGCCGGCTGGGCCTGTCCGCCGCCCATTGCCTCGAGTTGCTGAATCTTGCGCTGCAGCTCGCTGATGGCCGCGGTATTGGTCATCGTGAGGCGCGGCGTATCGACTTGGAGTCCATGTCTGGTGTCGTGCACCGCTGGAGCCGCGGCCGTCTTGAGCAGGTCCTGAGCCATCGGACCCACCTGTCGGCCAGGGACAGCGCCGGGGGCGCTCGGGTCCTTGTAGTTGTAGGCGTACCCCTTGGCTGCCGTCAGATCTACAGCCGGCCGCGGAGCCCCGCCTTGGCTCACATAGGCCTGATCTAGTGAAGCGGTGTCGGGCTGCTGAGGCGCGAACGAAGCTGTCGGCGGGCCCTGAAGAGCAGCTAATTGGGACTCGAGCTCGCGAATCCTGGTCTTACTGTGCGCATCACTGGCCACGAATGGGGTGGTGGAGATCGGCGCCGTTCGTTGTTGGGCGGCCATCGCTGGCGCCACTGACGATTGGTAAGGACGCCCCGGGTTAACCGCAGGCGCCGGGGCGGCGCGCTGTCCTGCTAGAAACGAAAGTAGCGACGACTGTGAAGCGCTCGGCCCAAACCCCGCGTTATTACGTCGGTTCAACGTATCCGCTCCGAGCTGCTGGTCGAGCGAGTGATAGTAGTTCGCGCCGTTGATTTGGTTGAGATAACTTTGCGCCGCAGAAGGCACAGGCACAGGCGCGGGACGAGGGATCGTTGTCGCCTGCTGAAAGTCCCCAGGGTTCTGACCGGGAGCCGCAGAGACGGAGCCTCGGGCTATCACCATCCCGGGTTCCGTCACTATCGCGTTCGGGCTGCCAGCGGGCACAAACCCGCCAGCCGACCCCTGCTCGATCTGCGGAAGCTCCGGCTCCAATGGCGTGATATTTGTCTTTTGACGCTTGTCGGATGCCGCTAGGCCACCCTTAACGCCGTCCTCAACCAGCTGGAGTTGGCGGTTCTGCTTTGCAGCCGCCGCGGCGTCGTCTGCCTGGTTATTCGCCATCGAAACAGCGGTTTTCGCACCGCCAAGCGCCATGTTCGCGTTGAGCTGCGCGCCCATGATGTTGTCGTTTCGCTGCGCGCCTGCGTTGAATGCCGCCTCGCCCATTTGGTTGGCCTGCATCCCGAGATTTTGCTGGCTGACACCGAGATTGTTGTAAATCCCGGTTGTGGCGTTGTTGATTTGCTGTTGGTTCTGGCCGAGTGCCGCATTCTGCGCCTGGACGCCTTCGTTTCCGGTTCGGATCGTGGTCGCCTGGTTGCCGGCTTGACCCGCGAGCGCACCGCCCTGCCCATAAGCATTACCGGCCTGCCCAAGGGCCCCGGCCTGGAATTGGTTGTAGGCGTTCTGCTCTTGGATCCGAGCAATCGCAGCCGCCTGGTTGGTCTGCTGGCTCAGAGCGGAGTTATTGAACGCAGCCTGGTTCATTGCGGCCTGGCCACTGCCCAGCGAGCGCCCCGAGCGTGCCATGCTCAGCTGCTGAGCCATGCCGCTGGCTAGCCCCTGCTGAAGCTGAGCCGCTGCGTAGCTATCCCCCATCGGGCGAGTGCCCAACGCCTGCAACTGGTTGCCCACTTGGTTAACGTTGCCCATCGCGGCATTGGTCCCGCCGAGAGCTGCTAACTGTGCCTGCTTGTCGGCGAGCGAAGTCGTGATCTGCGGACCGCCACGCATCTGAGCGGCGTTCGCGATATCGAAATTACCGTTAGCCTGGTTATAGAAGGCCGATTCTCGAGCCGCCTGGTCGCTTTGGTGCTGTAGCCCGGTGCTGTAGGCGTTCGCGGCAATGGCGTTCGCGTCGGCTGAGTTGGGGCCGTTCCCGTACTGGAAATTCTGCGCATCAGGCGCGGCGGTTGGCGTCACCTGCGGTTTGCCAAGGATGTTTCCGTCCTTGGTTGCGTACTTATAAGCCTCGTATCCACCAAAGGTGGCTGTATCTAGCAGAGCATCCTTCAGCGAAACATCCGGACCAATTCCCGTGCCTAAAAAACCGCCCATTAGGTATTCCTGCTCAGTGGGGAGACTCGCTTCAGGCCTTCGCCTTGCTCATGTTCGAGGGTCATCGCGATCAGCGCGAGCCCTTCGGAAGTGCTCGTCTCATCATACTGCACCCGCACGCTCAAAGCATCCCGAAGCTCCGCATTTCCGAGCGATGTCTCGACGACCGTCAGGTCACCGATCTGCGCGTCGCCGGCTGCGAGAGTAAAGAAACGCTGCGACGTGTACGATCCGAATTCTGTGGTTTTGGTAATGCTCAACAGGCACCCCGATCGCACCTCAGCCAGCAGGTCAACCTTGCTGATGACGCCCTGCGAGAGCACGCCGAACGGTCGCATGTCACCGGTTCGAAGCTCCATTTGGATCGGGGTGTTGTTGGCGTCCGAATAGACACCATTGGACGCCTGAAGCCCGTTCGCGCCGGTCGTCGCCCCAAATTGCGCGATTTCTCCGCCGATCCATTGCCCAATCCCGCACGGCGCGGTCCCATTTCCGGCTGAATCTACGTAATTGTCTACGCCCCACGACTTGTGCGCCATGTCGTACACGATTCGGATCCCCTGGGTCCCGCTCGTGTTGGAACACGTCCAAAGAACGCTCTGCTCTTGCTGCTTTGTGATGGTCGTAACGCCAGTGATAATCGGGAAAGCCTGCAGCGAGGTCATCACGTTGTCGCCGGCAGGCACCGGGGAGCCGAAGCCGCGAGGCAGCAAATAAAGGCCGCGTGAGGTCTGAAAGAAGCAGCCGTCATCGATTACCTTGACGCTGCGCGGCTCGATGCAGCCGAGCTCGTACGGCATTCGAGTCAGGTTACCGAAGTCGCCCAACCCGTCATCGGATGGGCCGTCGCCGCTCGCGATGTAGATACCCTCCGCGGTGAACATAACCAGCACGTCGAGCCAGGCGATCCCTGTGCACGGAGCCGGGAGCACAATACGAAATGCGTCGTTGTCGGCGAAGCTCGGGGACTGGTCGCCAAAGATGAGCTTGCTGGCTTGAATCACGTCCGGGCGCATTAGGCCGCCAAGGAACAGGCGTTGCCCGCCCACGCAGCCGAAGCGCGCTGGGGGAGGGAACGAATTGGCTAGGGTTTGCCCCACCTGGACGTACAGCGCCTTGTTGCCCTGGATGCTTGCGTCCGATGCCTGGTCAACGATGGTGTAGATTCCCTGACCGCCATCGATGACTGACGCCAAGTAGTAAGTCTGGCCATTCGAAAGCGTGCGGTAAATCTCGAGCTGGCAGCTTGTACGCGCCGATAGAGGCAGGCCGCTGACAGCAATCGTGACCTGCGTCTGACCGGCCCCCATCGTGACCTTGCGCGGCGTGGCCGGGGCTGATATCTCCACGCGCCCGAGGCTGGTGCGAGACACGTAGACGGCGGTGTAATAGTAGTCAGAGGAGGCGGTCATCGCTCCGCCGCCCGCTGGAGTTCCGGTGCCGAACTGAGGTGCGGCGATGTATCCTTGCTCAACGCATCCGCGGTCGTCCACCCTAGTAAGCGCACCCATCGGGATAAACGATGACGAATCCGCGTAGATTGGCACAAGCGAGCGGGACTGCGCAGCGTCAGAGTAATGCGTCGCCTGCAGCGTCCTGAATTCGTGCCCGATAGTTACCGATCCGGGGATGGCGAAGTAAGTGGGAACCGTACACGCGAACACCGCCGACGTTCCGAGTTGAGCCACGGTCGGCACACCGCGCAAGTCAGCTCCGGTCGTGAGCAGACCATCGCTCACGGCGTAATCCTGCACTGACATCTCGATTGGCAGAGAGATGTTGCTGTTAGAGGAGAACGAGTTTGGTAGCGGGAGCCGAAGTAGCGTCGCATATGCAGGGCCGCTCGTAGCTGTCTCGGTCCAAATGTAGACCTCGGTCCCCGCCTGAAACGGGAGCGAGATTGGGTACGCCCCGAATGAGGTCACCGTTATGATTTGTGCAGTGCCGGTAGCGTCAACATCCCGCACAAAGAATGAACCGAACTTAGGGTTCCCGGTGTACGAGGCGCCGAACACAGCGCGCACTCCGCCACCTCCGATGCCCAAAACTGTAGATCGGTATGACAGCAGCGGCTTAGACGAGACTGTCGCGGTGAGCACACCGGTCCCAATGGCCGCGCCGAGTCCAGCCGGGAATACTGCTACCTTGGTTGACGTGGTAGCGGGGGCACCGTACCCGACATAGATGCCGTTCGTATTGCCGAGCACAGTGCATTCTGCGGCGATTTCAGCGATCGTGCGCGTCGCTGCGATAGCCCATGTCGCCACCGTAACTAGGTCGACAATTAGGTTTGCCGCCGTGCGCGTATATGTCACCAGGAACTGCGTAGAGCTATACGAACTCGCGTCGTAGGACGTGATCGATGCCGCAGGAACGATTGCGGTCTCAGCTCCGAAACGACCAGCGAGCGAGGTTAGAAGGCGCCCCATGATCGCCGTAGTTGCAGCTCCAGACGTGTACAGGTACGTGAGGACTACCTGATTGCCGGCCACAATTAGCTTGGGGTAGGTGATGCCGCCGAAGCCGTTCAATGCGGGCGCGAAGTCCTGCATAAACACCAGAGTCTGGTCAGCTGGATCCGTCGCGACGACGCGAATCATCTGGTCGCCGAGCCCTGTCTGCTGCACGAATTGAACCGCGGTCCACAGGTACCCGAGCGCGTAACAGCTCGAGCAGGGGGTGGTGTTCTGCCCCTGCAGAGACTTGGCGGGCACAGGGAAAAAGCTGTTGTTTGGTAGCCATCCGCTAGCAGCGCCGGCCACACGCACCGTAGGATCCGCACCAATGGTACCGATCGGGAGGCCGAGGATCGATAGCGAACGGTCAAAGAATGCGTTGGTTACGCTATCGAAATTGCTGCACTGGTCATCAACTAAGGCAAACGCGCTGTTGCCGGCTGAGCCTATCGCGCGAGGGCTACCGCCGAGTTGAGCCGTGCCGAGCGTAGCGACGCTAAGCGCAGTATGCCCGTAGCGCTTGCCCCACCGCGACCCCTTTCGCAGGCGCACGTTAAACGCGATATCCAGTTGCGGCATCGGCAGCACCGCGCGCTCGATGCCCTGGTTTTGGCCAGCTGTCAGCAGGTTGTCGTTGATATCCGTACCCGCCATCACGCCCACCAATCCGAGCCGTCGTAGTAGATCCAGTACATACCGACCGCGGCGTAAGTTTTGCTAGTGGTCGCATTGATGCGACGAGCAACGCCGGCGGCTGAGAGGCCGCTAGGGAATACGTTCACATTGTTGGCCGCGAAGCGCTTGACGATGGCTAGCCACCCCGGCGTCTTGTCCGGAGCTGAAAGCGTAACAGTCACGTTCCCCAGGTTAGAATCGCAGAGAGCTAGCTGGCCAGGAAGCACAGACGCAATTGTATCAGCAACGCTGGTGAACTTGCGCGGCACTAGCGCCGGCTGGTACGTCGCACGAATACCGTCTGTCTCGGCCTTTATGTTACCTTCGAACGCACTGAGCTGAGACGATAGGCGGCTGGGGCTCTCGGTGATGAACTGGTGGATCTGCTTTAGCATTCAGATCCACCGCCGATCGCCAACCCATTCCCCGATAAAGCTATCCGGATTCACGTCGACGATGCGCGGAGGCATGTTCGCTGAACGCTGGTCGGCGAGCCCCTTGATGCGCTCGTGCTCCTCAGCGAATCGCTGCGTAAGGAACCCGGGCGACTTGTCCGCCGCCATCCGCAGATCGAGCGCCGCGCCAAGCGCAACCAGTACCTCCCAGCCGTTCACACCGTCGAATGTCGCGTTGTCATCAGGAAGAGCTACAAATGCAGGGATATACCGAGCCGTGCACGGGACGACTACGGTCGGCGTCGGGAAGAACTCCAGGGTGCTAGCGCTCGCCGTTTGAACACCTCGAAGCCGGTATGCCTTCGGAGACCAACGCGACCACGTTTGCAGCCAGTTCTGGTAATTGCTGCGCTGGAAGACCGAAGTGTCCTGGACCGCCTCGATGTTCTGCGCGTCCCAATTCAGCCGCACGTCGAGCAGCTGATAGAAAGGAGGCGTTAGCGCCGCAAACGAGTAGGTCGGCGTCCCGTTCGCGGTGTTGAAGGTGTAGTCGCTAGCGTAGTATTCGTGTCCACGAGCCGCTACGAGTAGATCATAAAGGCTCGCGATTCGCAGGTTGATGAGGCTATTCAGATCCGTGTCTGACACGAACGCATTGGTTCCGCCCGGGTTTTGGTTGCTGTACACCCTGGCGAGCGTGCGCAGCTGCACCAGGGTGATGCTGGCCAATCAGGCCTCTCCCTCGGAATCCTCTTCCGACATGCACGACATCGCGATCCGGCGAATGATGTCCTTCAAGGCCGCACCGTCTCGGTCCTTGATGGCGTTCGTCAGATCCTCAGCGTCGGTATCGCTTTCCTTTTCGCCGCCCTCCTCCGCTGGCCCATCGCCGCCTTTCGGGGCGAGAGCCAACAGAAGCGCGGCTTTGGTATCTTTGCCGGCCATTACCGATTCGCGATATCGCAGAGGGTAAGCACGCCGCAAAGGAAAATGTTCGCGTTCGCAGCGGGCGGGTCAGCGAGCACGCCGTTGACCAGCGTGAACACGGTGAACGTCGGGGGAGACGCCGGGTTGTATGCCGCGCCGAAGCCAGTCGTTGGACCAGCCTGAGCGTAGCAAGTGGACGCGGCGTTGAGGGTCAGCTCCGCGTAGAATCCGGCTACCAACAGCGCCGTATCCGCGACCGTGAACACATAGGTACCAGTTCCCGTGCGGGATACGCCGGTAACCCACGTGTTCAGCGGGTTTGGAGCCAGAGTCGGAGCATTGCCGGCATCCACGAACGCCTTGAAGTTGATGTCCTTCTGTTGGGAGACGTTCGTGAATCCGGGATAAAGCCCCTTGTCCATTAGTACTCACCCCGGCGAAGGCGGACCGTGGTGATCGAGGCCGGAACCACGACGCCCGCACCCGACTTGGCGATGTTGATGTACAGGTTCGCGCCAGGCAGAAGCGCAATGTTTGCGCCAGTTACCACCGTGAAATTCTTCGCGATGAGCGCCGCCCAGTTACCAGAGTCGGTGATTGCGGTCGTGAGCGTCAGCGCAATTCCGGTCGCGCCGGCCGCCGCGTTGTCGGTCTTGATCGTGATGGTCGCGAAGTTGGTGTTGTCAGCCGTCAGGGTGCCGGTCGTCGCGACAATCTTTGCGGACTGCACATAGAGCGTGAAGTCGTAAGGGTTATTGAAGATGATCGTGTCAGCAGTCGCCGTGCCCGCCGCGCCGTCTGCCGCTTTCGTGAATGGCGGAGCGAACACATCGAAGGCCTGATTGACAACGGGCTCGAGCACCGATGTGCCCGGGAGCGGACCGCTGCCGCGGCCTACACCGAGCGACCCGTCCACGCCCTTCATGAAATCGCCAATATTTGACATGTTACAGCGTCCCCACGATGGCTCGCGCCGGTTCTGCGTTTTCGAAGTTCATGTAGCAGCCGTACCGGAATTGGTAATCGTCGCTACCGGGGTTGCGAAGGAACATCTTGATCCCGTCAACATCGAGCAGCATCGGCACATCGCCAGCACTGCGCATCGTCCACGTGCTCGGGTCGAGAGCCCAAGCGAAGCCACGCGGGATCCAGGTCTCAGAAAACACATTCATGTTTCCGACCGCCGACTGCAGAGTCAGCGCGTTGTAGCCGATCTTCACGCCGCTAACGTCCACGTCGATCGACTTGAAGGTACTCTGCTCCTTGAACGCATCACGCATGTCCAAGGGGTTCATGAACACGGTCTTGATTCCGGTGAGCCCGTTCTGCTTAGCCTCCGCGCCCATGTCGATGAGCGTTGCCTGTTTCGGCTGGCCAGTTCCGAGCACGCGCCAACCGGACAGGAAGTTGAGGTCGCCCGCGGTGAAGCGGTTGACGCCAAGGAACGAGTCCGAGACGGTCGGGTCAACCTGGGGGGCCCAAGCCGGGATGCCGCTGGGGTACCCCGCGTAGTCGCCCGAGCGGAACAGGTACGAGCTCGTGGTGAGACCCGGGATTTGATTCCAGTTGCCTGAGGCCAAGGTCAACGAAGTCGTCCCGGTCGCCGCGTTCAGACGCTGGACCTGACCGAGCTGAACCTGGATGCCCGCGCCGAGCACGCCAGCCGAACCCGAGTAGCCGTCGTCCACTGCGGCTTGCACGGACATGTTCTTGAAGAACGCATTCGCATCAACGCGGCTGGTGAGCGTGACCGTCGGGGTCGCGAGATTGGAGGTCGTAGCGATTTGGCCGCGAGCACCGCCGCCGTTACCCCAGGCCGCACGGCTCAGGGTGACGCCGAAAGCCTCGAGAGCGCGATCCATCGTGTGTCGAACGATGTCGACGATGGCGCCTTTCTTGTCGCGGCCGGCGAAGATGGTCTCACCATCGATGCTACCGACCTCGTACAGCTTCTTGCGGGGAAGCTGGAAACGAACCTCTTGGGTAGAGCCCTGGTTCGCGATTGCGGTAGCGATTGAGCTCGAGCCACCAGAGCCGGGGGCGATGCTGACAACAACGTATTTGGCGCCTTGGCCGTAGAACGTCGTGTCTTTCTTCATCGATCCAAGCAGGTACGATTCGCCGTACAGGGGCTTGGAGATGCCGTCCGGGTAGAGGACCTTGAAGATATTTGGTGCTGATGCGATTGATTCTGCGATTGCCATCGGGAGCCTTTTTCAGCGCCCGACGATGGCCTCGCTACATTCCAAAGTTTGCGAATAGGCCCATTCGTTCGAACGCTTCGACTTGCGCCTGCTTCAGCTCCGACTCGCTCAGGTGTCGATTAGTCGCACCCGGTTCGGTCGTGAGTGACGTAGGCAGCGTGCGTTGCTGCGCTGGCGCACTAGGCGCCGTCACGGGCTTCGCAAATCGCTCAGGGTTCCCGGCCTGACCTGCCACTGGGGCAGCAGCTCCTCT